GCTTCAAGATTTTATATTGAAACGGTTCCCAATCTGCAGCTTCTAATTCTTCTGCAGTCATTCTTCCACTATAATAATCTCTTTTTCTTTTAATGAGACCAGTAAATAGAAATTTTATTTCCTTGAATTTTAATTTTTCGTTGGAATAAAATATTAAATACTTATTGTGTAATTGGGGAATTTTAACTGATTCTTGTGCCAATTCAGTTTCATCAATATTACAATCACTTGTCCATAATTTTTGTATTTCTTCAAATTTCATAAATCTTTTAATTTTCTAAGGGCCACCATTGTTCCTGTTTGTTCAATTATCTTTGCATAACCTTCCTCTATGAATTCATCTATAAATTTGGTTACTCCTTCACAATCTGGATCAGTATAATCATGAGCAAGACAAGGACCATTCAAATAATTCCAATGATGATAGAAATCTTTTTTGATTCCTTCGTATGAATGATCACCATCTACAAATAACAAGGACAATGGCATATTTTCCATTGCCCAAGAATTATCTACTCTAATATCTATTCTTTCTTTTTCCTCGTAATCATTCAGCCAATCATCTGCATCAAGATCGTGACATCCCTCGACAACATCAACTGAAACTACTTTTACATTGGACCCATGTGTCGCCAAAGCAAGTAAGACGGTTGAGCCCGCCCAGTATCTACCTATTTCTAATATGGTATCATTATCATCACGCCAAAGACGGGCATACTTATACAACAATCCAGCTTCATGTAGATCTAATCGGATTATATTTCTTGTTTCTCTAGGGGAATTAAATAACCATAATAATTGTACAAAATCAGCCATATTTCATTAATCATTTATTAAGCTTTTAATAGTATAACTTGTGTATTTAAAAGAAACAGAAGCTTGTTGATACGCTGGATCTGCTGTTGTACTATCAAAATCTAACGCGGATAAACTGGTAGGAAATAATTCTTTGAAATGTGCTTCTATTGTAGGATTCATTGAACTACTTAAAATAGTTAATACTCCAGATGTATATGAAGGTGCGCCTAATATCCAATTATATACTTCTAACCAATTCTTTAAATATTCGTCAACAAGAAATGCCACATTAAGTTCTTCATATTCAATTACACCTGTGTTACGAGCAAACCCCGTTCTTTGAGGAAGTCCAATATCCAACGGAGCAAGAGTTATTCCAGGTAAGGCGGTAGATTGTACAAAGAAAGTAACATTCGGTAATGCTCCAATTACAAATTTAAATTGAACATCTGCCAAAGGATTCATATTTTTTGGTTGATTTACTAAACTTGCCATATTTCCTTTTCATCGAGGAAGTGTAAATTTTCTTGAAATGCGCCATCTGAAAACACATACCCACCATAATTAACCCAATAAAATTCTATATTAGGAAACCACTTAAAAACTTGAAAGAGTTGATCAGACCATTTGCTATGTATAGTTTTCCACTCTTGTTTATTATTTCGGCTATAATAATGTTTGGTATCAGCATAGAGATTATCATATTCATCATTTTTATGATCAAATCCCAATATATAGACTTTTTTCGGGTCCAATTCCATACACGCAACATACATTGCTGAAGTTCCGGTAGACCATCCTGAAACTTGAATGCCTATATTTTTAATTTTATGTTCCATCTTTTTTGGAACCCAGATAATATAATTTTCAGGTTGCGTTACTCCACTATCAAGTCCAGAAATAAAAACAAATTGATCATCACCTTTCTTTCTTTTTGTTTCATGTTCTGAACCATTAGATAATGATGGTTTTGCACTTGCTGGTAATAAATTCCATGAATCATGTGTAAAATAACAATCTCCATCAAATCCAGAGTCAATAATATCACTCATTATCCCCGCATCAGTAGCACAAATCACATCAGGTGTAAAATCTCTATAACAAGCATTACATCCTATAACTAATCCTGGCAACGAATTCGGATCAATATTCTTCCGACTAGGTCCATTACCAAGTACAAAAACAGTATCATTCATACTAATATTTAGTAAGCATAAAAAAAGGGGTGAACATAAGTCCACCCCTCTTCAAATTCATCCTCAGAAAAAGGATTACATAAGGTTGGCAACGATAACGTGGCGATAGTAACGGTTAGCGTTAGCTGTGAGTGATCCGTCACCCACACCGTTATTAGCGGAACTTGTATCGTTTGCGAAAGGATTAGAAACAAGACCGTAACGAGTCTTAAATCCAATTTTCGGTTGGAAAGAGTTCTCACCAACTGCACGAACCATTTGCAACGGAACGTAAGGACAATAGAAAAGTCCTGCGTCATATGCAGACGAACCTTTGTAACCAACTGTAAAATAGTTAGTTGCAGCGGAAGGTGCATAAGGATCGACAAAAACTTTAAATCGACCATTAAGAGTTCCCACCATTGTTGCTCCTGCGTCATCAACGTTCAAGTCATTACCCGAAGGTGCGCCTGAAAGTTGTCCGGCCATTGCTAGTGCAGATGCTACGTCACTCGATGTGATAAGGACATTACCTTTTCCACGCCGTGTGTCTTTTGCAATTGCATTTGCTTCACGCTCAATCTGAAACATCAAACCTTTGAACTTCTCAACAGACCAACGTCCATTTGAATCTGTATCAAGGTCAAACGTACCGGCCGATGCTGTATTATGTGCTGCACCAGTCTTTGCATTTGTATAAATGGTTCTCATAACTTCACGATTAATTTCGGCCAAGATCTCACTTGACAGAATATTCGAAAGTTCAGTCTCAGCATCCAAACCGTGAACGGCTTTAAGATCCTGTGCCAATTCCATTGTGTACTCAGCTTTGAGTGCACGTGACTTGGCGGTTACTGTTACTTTGTCGATTGCAAATGCCATCTCTGCTACTGTAACATCAGCTTCTTGTGTAGCTGTATCGGTACCAGTACCAGTTGTCATTGTAGCAAATGCGGGGTTACTGTTAGCGTGATGTGTTCCGCTACCAGAAAAGGCTGTGTTGGCTTCATCTTGACCGGCCTCAACTCCTGCTTGTGATGTATAATGTGCTTTCATCGCGAAGATAAGTCCGGTTGGACCTGTCATCGGTTGAACACCACAAACATCATAAGCGATGAGATTAGGCATGGCCCTACGAACCAACGAAATCAAGACAGGATCAACATAATCGATGTTTCCACCTGTTTTGTTTGCGTGTGCCGCTTCTTGAAGATTTCCAAACATTCCACCCTCTTGGCTGGCTTGTTCCCGCATTGCTTTCTCTTGGTTTTCCAAAAGAACTGCCGTTACGGCTCTCCGATAATGATCTTTAATCGGAGGGAGATCTTCATGATTAAGAACCGGACCCCACTTTTTCTGAAGGTCTTCAGCTAGGTACATATTTTCTCCTATAAGGTTATAAAATTAAAAATTATTATGAATTATAGCGTTTTATCGCTGATGTATAATGTTTCATATCTTCATCTAGTTTTTCTTCCTTTCGATCATCAGGAACTTCAATTGTTTCATCCGTTTCTGTGATCTCTGAGGTAACTGCATCAGATTTAGGAAAATAACTTTCTTTAAGTACATTCAATTTCTCAATATATTGCTCAGAATTCTCATATTCGATACCTTCAGCTAATTTAGAAATCTTTTCAGTTTCCGTATCAGCCAAGTCTTTTGTGACATCATGAAGGGCATCATCTTTTTTGAACTGAGCCAATTCTTTTTGGAGGTCTACTCCACGATTAATTTCTTCATCCAAAGAGGTTTCAAGGTCTTCAACTTTTGTGAATAAGTCATCAACCATGTCAACTTTCTCTTCGGGAATGTCGATATAATGTTCTGCGAAAAGAGTTTTGAGTCCAGCCATGAAATCTTCAACCAATTCGGAACGAATTCCGCGTTCGATTGCAAGTTCATTTTCGGACATCCACTCTTCAACAACATATGTCAAATAACCGTCAACTTTTTCGGTCATTTCTTTTTGGAAGTCTTCGCTAGATTTATCTTGATCCTCTTTAAATTGAGTTTCAATTTCATCTACTTTTTTATTAACTTCTTCTAAAACTTTTGCTTGTACTGCAGCTTCGAAAATAGTCGAGGCCTTCTCTTTAAATTCCTCTGTTAATCCATCTTCACCTTGTACAAGTGCCTCAACATCATCTTTTACATCGATATTAAGGTCTTCAGCTTTAATTGCTGCTTTAGTACGTTTTTCTTTAACTTCTTCTTCATCATCATCTTCCTCATCATCATTTTCTTCAGCGAGTTTAGTGGCTTTAAGAATAGCTTCGTACTGTGCTGCTAGTTGGTCTTTTTTCAGACTATTAAGTTTTTCGTAAACGGATTTTAGCATTCCATTCTTGGTTTTTGGAACTGGAATAACTGCTTCCGCTTCTTCTTCTTCATCCTCGTCTTCATCACCTTCTTCTTCTGGTGCTTCTTCTTCATCTTCATCTTCTTCTTCGTCTGAAGAATCTTGTTCAGCAGCAGCTTTCCGCTTTTCAGCTAGTTCTTCTTCTGTTTTTTCTTCAGACTCTTTGGTCAAAATTTCTTCAGACATTTAAATCTCCTGTATCTATTGAAAAATAGTATTTACTGTTATTATTTAGTAAATTTATAAGTTTGACATAAACGTTTCGAATGCATCTATCTGTGTTTTTTCTAGATTTTTTCGAGAAAGTTTAATTTGTTTTTCGATTCGGGCAATCTGGTGTTCACCTAGAATACCATTATCCCATATCCATTCTTTTCCTTCCATAATACCATTGACAAAAGCCGCTGGCGCGGAAGGATCGGCAACAATATCAGCAGCAGTTGCAAGATAAAAATCATCTTGTACTTGACTACAATTGTGTCCCATAGGCTTTAAGGAGCCCATTCCTCTGGATGAAACACCCAAACGGGCACCCTCATCTATTAAATTCTTTACAATTTTACCATAAGGTGTATCCAGAATCTTTGCACGACCTTTAAAATCGTTCCCATCTTCTTTTAATTCTGTAATCATGTGGGAAACTCTTTCAAGATTGACCGTTGGTCCTTCTGGATGACCTAGTTCACCAAAAGCTCTGTTTTGTTTAATGTAATTTTGGTCGTATCTCTTAGCTTCTTTAGTTAATATTTCTTTAGGATACAACCGACCATTGCGATTCTTCACATTGGCCTGCATGAATACAGAGTTAAAAGAGGATGGAAACGATTTTAGAGGCCGAGCAAAGATTCTGGA